GTGATCGTGACGGCTGACGTACCGCACGTACCAGAGACGACGGCGACCTTGCCAGACGTGTACTCGTTCGAGGTCTGGAGCGCCACGGCCTTCGTCGAGGACACGCCCGTGGACGACGCCGTGTCGGTGAACTGCGAATCGACGATGATGCGTCCGTTCACGTGTAGCTCCCCCACTTCACGCTGTCGAGCAACGCCTTCACACCGAACGGCATCTCGGAGAGTGACACGGCATCCGCCGCCATGCGGCGCTCGTACCACTGCCCGACGAGCATGAGGATCGCCGCCTTCACGCGGGGCGAGACCTTGCTGCCGTCGTCGCCACGCCCGCCCCACCACGTGACAGTGACGCTGCCGTAGTCGAGCAAGTGGCTCGGCCACGATCCGGCGTAGAGCGTTCGCAGCGTGCCAGGCTTCGCGTCCCGATCGACGCGGTACTCGGTCGTCGAGAGCGTCGCCGTGTTGCCCGCCTCGCTCGCGGTGTAGACGATCGACACCGCCGTGCGTCCGGCGGTCTGGCTCATCGGCGGGCGGGGCAACTCGATCACCGATGGGAACGCATCGAGCCGCATCACGTACTGCGTGTCCACGAGCGTCTCGTCCATGTACGTCTCGCAATACTCGCGAGCCGCCGAGATGAGCGCAGCGATGTAGGCGTCGTCGGTGTTGTGATCGACGCGTATGTGAGCCTTGGCGTCGGCGACGCTGACCGGCTCGACGACCGGCTGCGTGGCGACCTTCAGTGATCGGTATCGCTTGCCGTCATTCATGGCGTCGCCCCTTACGTCGTGGCGTCACGTCTGCTCGCTCCGCGACCGGCTCCACCGCTGCCGTCTCGATCAGCGATTGCTGCGTCTCCCGTTTCGCGTAGCCCCACGCGAAGAGCCTCGCGGCAAAGGACTCGTCCACCTCGACGAGCTCGCCCGCCTTGTAGGCACCGTATGCACGATTCATCCGTACTCTGATTGTCGTCATTCGCCGACCCTCCATGCAGTTTCTGGCGGTCGCTTCGTCCGCTGCCAGTTCGTCGTGTGCTGGAACACCGGACCGGAGAAATCCTTGCTCGGCCACGAGATCACATACTCGCCGTGACCGATCACGACGCGAGGCGTGATGAATAGGCGGTTGCCCGACTTCTTGAACTGCGACCAGAACCACAGATCATCATCGACCCGCCCGTCGCCCCAGCCGCCTTCGGCGTCTGGCTTCGAGTGAAACCACGGCTTGAGCGTTCGCCGCAGCGCCCTGGTGGAGATGATCGTGCAGCCGAAGTGCGCCGTATCGACCTGCTGCACCGGCTCGGCAAACCACGACAGCGGCAGTTCGGTTTTGCCGTCGGCGGGCGGGGCGTCCATCGTGTCGAGGAGCGTGAGCATCGGACGACCGTCCTCGCGTTTCGCCTGGATCGGGGCGAGAGCGTCGCACTGGCACGTCATCGCCAGAGCGAAGAGCCGCTCGACATCGGACTGTGTGACGAACGTGTCGTAGTCCAGCGTGATGATGTACTCGGTCTTATCCGAGAACATCTCAAGCATCCGGGTGAGGGCCATCGACCAGTAGGCACCCTGCCCGAGCGTCGGGCGAATGTGCAGCGGCATGAGGCTCTCGATGAACGCGAAGACGTTCGTCAAGGGTCCAAACCTCGGGGCCGACAGCACCGCCTCGGCACGCACTTCGACCGACGTATCGCCGACTTGAACGATCACGCGTCACCCTCCAAAGCGAAACGGCGGGCGGCTCGTCGCCACCCGCCGCTCACTGTGTCGGTCGTGTCAAGCCGGATCAGCCGCTGACCGTGGCGTTGACGTTCTTCGACGAGGCGCTGACCGGGCCGTCGTTGCCCTTGCCGAGCCGGGCGACCGTGTAGACGGTGCCGGTCGTGTAGGGAGTCGCGGTCAACTTCAAGTACCGCTTTTTCCCACGGCAATCCACGTCCATCCGCACGACCACGTCGCCAGCGGTGGCGGTCGGCGTGGGCAGCGTGAAGCCGCCGGTGCCGCCACCGACGAACGCCGTCACGTCGCTGTAGTCCGAGTTGTTGTCGGACTCGCTGAGCTTCAGCACCGTGAAGGACGCCTGCGAGGTGAAACCCGCGTTCGTCCACGGCTCCTGGGCAACGTCGAGCGACACGTACTCGTAGCCGAGACGGTCGATCACCAGCGTGTGGGTCTGCGCCGCCGTCAGGTTCTCGGTGTGGCCGACGACGGACTTCGTGGCTTCGAGATGGTTCACTGTTCAGATCTCCTCGGAGGGTTGAAAGTCAGTCGCCGTATCAGCCGAACTTGAGAGCCACGACCGGGCCAGCCTTGCTCGTTGAGCCCACGTCATGCACGACGATCGCGTTGCGGGTCGTGGCGAACGTGAGGGTCTGGTCGTACTCGATGTACCGCTCGGACGCCGTGCGGATCTGGATCGCCCGACGCTCGCCGTAGACGGCGGCCTGCGAGAGGTCGCCGAAGAGGCAGGCCACCTCGCCGCTGCTGTCGTCGAGGCTGGAGTGCATCGCCGAGACGAGCACGACAGGGTATCCGAGGAACCGCTCACCGAACCCGGCGGCCACGTCGCTGGACGAGTTGCCGCCAGGGCCGCTCGCACCACCGGGGAGCATCGCGAGCCTGAGCATCGCAGCGCCCCAGCCGGACGGGGAGATGTAGAACCGGGCGTTCCGCCGAGCATAGGTGGGCAGCTTCGCCACCATGTCGGTGAAGTTTTTCATGGTCAGTTCGCCGTAGGTGTCCTCGGTGCCGTTGGTCGTGGTGACGACCGACGCCGAGTGAGCAGCCTTGACGATCTTCTTCGTGATGCTGACCACGCCGTGGTAGGTGCTCTCGCCGTCGGCAGGACCGAACGCCGAATTATCGACGGCCTCGGCGAACGCTTGAGCCGTCTCGACGGCCATGAGGTCGGCGAGGTCGATGACCGAGTCTTCGAGCAGCGAGTTCGGGACGCGATTCGCCACGCCCCAGATCTTCGCGACGAGCTCGACGTTGTCGAACGTCACGTCGCTCGCGAGAACCTCGGCGTTCTCACCGACCGGACGGGCGGCGAGCCCACCGGTGCGACGGGCGATGTTGAGGGTGTCGCTCGACATCGGCACCCGGCGAGCGTACTGCGGGAACACGCCGTACTCCTCGACGAGCCGGATGATCTCGTTGCTGAGCTCGGGGCTGGTCAGCACACCACCGAGCGAGTTGACGCCGCCCGCCTGGGCGCGGCTCTCGACGCCGTGATCGACGCACCACCGACGAGCCTCGGCGTCGCCGAACACGTAGCCCCTCAGGTGCATGCCAGCGCGGTACGCTGACTCGGCGCTGCGGAACGCCTTGAGCGGTCCGTGGCTAACGGGGATCGCGGGGACGGTTCGCTTCTCCACGGGAGCCTCCTCGGCAGCAGCCTTCTCGATCGCCTTGGCGGGAGCACCACGCTCCAGCACGGCACGCAGTTCGAGGTTCTTCGCCTCGATGGCACGCAGCAGCTCGATCTGGCTGCGGAGCTTGTCGGCACGCTCGGACAGCGAGCGAAGCGACGACTCCTCCTCCGCGTCCATCGCGGGGGCGTCGCCCTCGGCGGGAGCCTCGGACATCGCTTCCATCTCGGCGACGACCTGGGCGAGCTCGTCGAGAAGCTGCTTGATCTTGTCCACGGTGCGATCTCCTTGGTCGGGATGCGGCGGCGCTCACGCCACCTATCCACGAACCTACGGAGCCAGACAGGCACCCATCCAGTTCGACGCCGGGTTTTTTACTATGAAGTAAAAGCCCGACGACGCACGTGCTCGGAATGCACGACGTGCTTGTCTGTGTGCCCGCAGCGGGGGCAGCGCAGGTAGCGAGTCTGGTACTCGCCTCTCGCCTGACTCGACGCGACGTTGAGGCGAGCGGCTTTGCACCGCTCGCACGTGTCGCCGGACTTAGCGGCCATGCTTGGTCAGGTACTCGCGGAGTTCTCGGGCGCGGGTCGCCGCAGCCATGCGGCGATGAGCCTCGGCGTCACGCTGACGGCGAAACGCATCGTAGGAGCGCTGGGCGATCGTCACGTCAGCATCCGGGTATGCCGGGAAGCAGACTGGTCCCAAATCGATCAGAGAATCCACCCTCTGGATCGTCCGCACACTGCGGCCATCTTCGACCGCCCACGAGTCGCCGCCGCTCGGCACGGTGAACGAGAACGACGAGCCCTTGACGATGCCCGCACGGATGTTGCTCGCGATGTCCCGCCCGTACGTCGTGTCAGGCACGGGGAACTCATACCGCAGCCCCACCTCGTCCACGCTCATCGACAGCGTGCCGGGATAGCGGGCCAGCGGGAAGTTGGCGTCGTGATTCCAGAGGGCGCGAGTCTCCAGCGGCCGCCGCCGCCCGCGACGCTCGGCGACGATACCGAACGCACCTGGGTCGATCCGCTCGACGAAGTCACCGAGGTCGAGCGACAAGACGCCGAACTTCGCGGCGTAGCCGACGATGTACTCGCGCTCGCTGCCGTCATCCTCGCTGCGGCTCTCGACCGCGAGCAGCGGGACCGCCGATTCAACCTCGTCAATCGCGAGGGAACGTCGCTCGATGTTCATCGTCGTGCTCCTGTCGTTCTCGTCCGCTGCCTCGATCTGCCGCGTCAACTTGCTCGCCCACGCCTGCCCCGGATCGCCGCCCCAGAGAGCCCATGCGATCCGGCCCGCGCTCGGGAAGCCGTCCTGCCCCGGACTCCATCCCTCGCCCTGCTTGTCCACTTCGTGCCGGGCGAAGTAGCTCGCCATCCGCTTCGCCGTGTCGGGCGAGATGTTCGTCCCGTTGCTCAGGTCGCGTGCTCGGGCAACGCCGACTGCCGTGCCGCCTCGGCCGTACTCGTCGCGCCATGCCAGCCCTCGGGCCGCCTCTTCCCGCACGCCCGACGGCGGCGAGAAGTCGATGTGGTCATACCTAGCCACGCTTCCGCCTCCGTGGCTTCGCCCGTGGCTCCTCCGCAGGCGGCGGCTCGGGCAGCGCGTCGATCTTCGTGAGCGTCGAGACCTTGTGTCCGACCTGCGTCTCGGTTGCCCGCCACCCGCCGCTGACCTCTTCGTAGACCGTGATCAGCGCCGCCGGGTCGTCCTCGGTTGCGTCGATCGTGAAGTCGGTGCCGGGGATGTCGAGCGTGCCGTAGTCCATCACATGGTCGATCCGCCCACGGGCGCGACCGCCAGACGAGCCCCACGAGACGAAGTCGCCCTCGGCGACGGTGCCGGGCTCGGCACGCTCTTCGAGCGACCTCGCGGGGGCGTCTTCGACGACCGGCACTTGCTGCGGCTGCGCATCCGCTGCTACTGCCGGTTGACGCTCGACCACCCCTGCGAGGATCGCGTCGATCTGTGCGGGCGGGATGCTCGGGAATGACGCAGCGATCATTGCCGCAGCGCCCTCGCGGGTGACGAGACCATCGGAGATCGCCTGCACGATCGCGATGAGCCCGGTGATCTGGGCACCGTTGAGCGAGACCTCGGCGACCTGGGGCGTGGCGTCCGGTGCGGGTTCGTCTTCCGGTGAAGCGGCTTCGGCAACCGGCTCCTCGACGACGATCTCTTCGACGACTGGCGTCGGCTCGGGCTCGGCCGCAGCCTTGTCGAGCGTGGTCATGTTGAGTTGCACGAACCGCACGTCGCCGCCATCGACGGGGTTGAGGTTCTCCAGCGCCCGGATCTCGTTGACGCTCAGAACGCCGAGGTTCCAGAGCGTGTTGTAGTAGGCACCACGCCCCGCAGCGTCTGCCCGCAGCGAGCCGCGAGTGTCGAACTCCGCGAAGAGCGTGTCGTCGGTGATGAGGTCGCGACCAACCGCAAGCTCGATGCGACGCAGCCACGGCATCAGCCCGTTCGTCACGAAATCGAGCGACTGCTGTTCGATGTTCGAGAACGACGACCGCGTCAGGTCGCCCACGAGATGCGGCGGCACGCCGTAGATGCGGCAGATTTCCTCGACGGCGAAGCGGCGGGTCTCCAGAAACTGCGACTCCTGCATGTTCCCGCCGCCGAGCTCGATCGGCTTGAGCCCGCCTTGGAGCACCGCCGTGCGGTGACTTCGCTCGCTGCCACGGTGCATCCGCTCCCAGCCGTTGCGAAGCGCCTCGGCCGCCTCGGCTGAGATCGTGCTATCGGTAGACAGAACCACACCGGGCCGGGCACCGTTGCCGAAGTACGACGCGCCGTGAATCTCGCACGCACGGGCCAGCCCGATCGCGTCGCGGGCGAGCTCGACCGGCACCATGCCGTTGACGCCGTCGTCGGACAGCCACCGCAGGTGCATGATCGCGTCCTGCGAGTAGATCGTCTCGGTGCCGCGATCCTCTCGGTAGCGGTAACGCAGTCGCCCATTCTCGATCCGCTCGACCTGCATCCGGCTCGGGTGCAGCACGATCAACTGCGTGGCAGGACCGGCACCGGCGATCTCGACGAACGCCTGCCCGTGCGTGAGCAGGTGGAGCATGATCTGCTCTCGCCACTCGTAGCTCGTCTGCCAGCCGTTCGGACGCTCGTGGAGGATGCGGTACAGCGGCACCTCGCGGGCGATTTCCTTGCCGCCGTTGGGCAACCGCCGGTAGAGATGCAACGGGAGCCCGGCCACGCTGGACGAGAGCACGCGAACGCACGCGAGGACGACCGTCGAGCGGAGCGCGGTCTCGGGGTCGATCCGCACGCCCGACGGATTGCGGTTGCCGCCGTAGCCGCCCGACTCGTAGTCCCAGTTGCGAGACTCGTACTCTGAGGTCGGAAGCCAGAGGATGCGGTCTGAGGGTGCAATCATAGGAAAAGCATCGAGGGTTCTGGTGTGCTGTCAGGCGGCTTTTGCGCTGCGTGACATCCGATTCCCATCACGAGTGCCACGACGCCGTCGATTCGGTCGGAGCTTCCATGCGGCGGCTTGATCGGCTTAATGTTTCCGGCGGCATCCACCTTGACGCTGGCGTTGCTTGCCATCCACGACAGCACCGGATTGCCGCCGTGCCTGAGCTTGCCGGAAACAATGAGCCCTTCGAGTTGCTTCGACGGGCTGGACATCGAACCGAAGCCCTGCCCGAAACCTACCACCTCGATCCCGTCCCCTTGCAGTTGCAGGGAGAGTTGCGTCGCGTTCCAGCGGTCGATCGCGATCTGCCGCACGTTGTATTTTTTGGCGAACTCGTTGATGTCGCGGCGGATCACGTCGTAGTCGGTGACGTTGCCGTCGGTCATGACGAGCCCGGTGTCGGGGTCTTTGGCCCAGGTGATGTACGGCACGCGGTCGCGCTTTTCGCGGTCGAGTGCGTTGACGCCGGGAATCCAAAAACGGCACAGCACGTCAAACGTGCCGTCTGGTTCCGGAAACACCGCGACGAACGCCGACGTGTCGTACGTCGTTGCGAGGTCGAGGCCGCACCAACACTCGCGGCCGTCAAGCGGAGCAGGGGGGGCGGATGCGCACGCGTCCCAGGTCTCCATCTTGATCCACCGCGTATCTTGCTGCGTCCACTGGTTGAGCCGGTATCTGCGGAACGAGTTTTCCTTGGTGCTGGAGAGTTGGGCCTCCCGGCAGTCGGCGGCGAAGTCGTCCGGTTTGATCGTCACCCCCCACGACGGATTCGCCTTCGGCCACGTGTCCTCGCTCGTCCACTCGTCGTTCTCCTCGGCCTCGTATATGCACGGAAAGAACGTCGGATCGTGTGTCCAATCTCGCAGCACCGCCTTGGCGTAGGCGTACTGTTCCCAGCAGATCGAGTTGCGGTCGTAGCCTGCCGTCGTGATCGACACGATGAGTGGCTGCTCGCGTGCCGCACCGCCATACCGCAGAGCATCCCAGAGCCGCCGGTCACGCTGGGCGTGGAGCTCGTCGAAGAGGAGCCCGTGGATATTGAGACCCTCGGCCCGGAACGCGTCGGCAGACAGAACTCGGTAGAACGACGACGCGTTGCGGTAAGCGATCGTGCGGCGGGAGTCGATGACTTCCAGCACGCGGGAGAGCTTGGGCGACGCCCGCACCATGCTCGCAGCCTCGCGAAACACGATCGACGCCTGCTCGCGGTCGGCCCCGCACCCGAAGATTTCCGCCCCGATCTCACCGTCGAAGGCAAGAAGGTACAGGCCGATGCCAGCAAGCAACGTGGACTTGCCCTGCTTCTTTGCGGTCGAGATGTACGCCATCCGGTAGCGGCGAGATCCGTCGTCGAGCCGCTTCCAGCCGAACAACTCGCCGAGCATCGCGGTCTGCCAATCGAGCAACGCGAACGGCTCGCCTGCGTGCTTGCCCTTCGAGTGTCGCAGCCACTTCTCGAAAAAGCCGACGACGTGTTGCGCAGCCTCTGGATCGAAGTAGTAGTCAAGCCCCTGGCGTTCGGCGTCTCTTCGCAGCGTAATCGGCAACCGGGTCTGCTTCTTCTTGGGCATGCGTGCTCACCTGCGAACGGCTGCTCGGCGTCATGCCGAAGTCCTGCTGAAGGCGACGCAGATCGTTGCGGAGCGATCGCTCGTCAACCGCCCACGAGTACGGCTGCGTCCACTTGATCCGCATCCTCCCGTCGGTTCGATTCGGGTCTGGCTCCATCTGCACGTTGTCGCGGCCGAACTGCTTGCACTTCTCTTTCGCCTCAATCCACTTAGACCACGTGTGGCAATAGATCGCCCACGCATCCACGTCGGCCTCCGTGAACACGCGCATCCGCCGCAGCGTCGGAACGGTCTCGTGCCACTTTTGCACGGCGACCGGATCGTCATTGATCGAGGCTGGCGGGTCGAGCTTGTCGAGCAGGTCTGGCGTCGGCTCGTTCGTCGGCAGCGCCGTCTTCGACGGGTTGCCGCGAATGTATTTCAGGATCGACGGTTCAGGGGCGGGGCCGCGCTTTCCCATGTCAGGCTCCTATCGCTTCGCAGGTTTGTGCCGCTATTTTTTTGTGGCAGTGGTGTGCCAACAATCGGCTGGCGGCTTTCTTGTCGAACTTGCACGGCCTCGAAAGCTCTTCGACCAAGCCGTCTGCATCTTGCACGGTGCGACTCAACTGCGAAAGCAACCCAGTCGGTTCCCACGCTTTGTGCAAAACCAGCGAGCAGCCTGCGTCCACGGCCTCAAGAAACGTATACTGCGTTCCTCTGCCGTCTTTCTTGATGACGGACAGATCGACCACTTTCTTGTATCCGCAAGCGATTTTCTGGCACGCCCAGAGGCTGCTCGCGCCAGCCGGGGTGCTTCGCGTCTAGCGTGAAGTATGAGTAGATGCGGTTGATCGCGCCGTAAAGTTGAACGGGCTCTTTTAGCCGTTCGTTCGCAGATGCGATGATGGCTGTGTTTTTGTCATGGTCGATTCTTGATATCGCGCACGCTAGTTTTTCTTTGGTTCCTTGCTGCCCGCGAGGCGCGTAAGGATGAAGGATGAACTTCGCGCGAGGTAGGTGCGAAAGCATCGACTCACGGATCACAATCACCTTTGCGGCTGGGAGTGCCGATGCGAAAGGTTCTTTCAGCTCCGTTGGGTCGTGCACGCAAACGGATGCACCTGACAGCATCAAACTGCAAGCGGCGTCGTAGTAGCCCTTCCCGACTGCGGTGATGAAGCAGGGGTTACCACGCGCCATTGAAACTGCATCGCTTAGCGTGACGTTCGTGTATTCAATCCCCCTGCCGTACGGTCGCATCCTGCCGTCAGTTGTGTTTCCTATCTTGAACAGGACAGGTCGTTTGCCTATTTCCGCGAGTCCTCTGTAGAGATGCGACGTGTAGGTTGGCCATCCGCCGTACTTCGGTTCCGCGAGATAGAAAAGGCATACAGCCATTACGCCAGTGGCTCCCCTCTTTTTCTGTTCTTCGCCCACTCGACTTCCGCCTTC